CACTGGAGTTGCCAGCGAAAACAATGCTACCGTAGCGACTACTTTCCTCATTTTTATTTAGTCTGCTATTCTACGCTGATTTCAGACACAAATTGGCCAGTAGCTGTAGTGCCTGCCCCGCCAGCTGTTAGTGTCATAACGCCCGCTGAAGTAATTGTACCAGCAAGACTTCCTGCCACGCCACCACTTTGAGTAGTTACGTTACCAAATGCAGGCATGTCAGCAACAATACCAGTAGATACGTCAACACCAGTTCCGATTGGTGCAACAGCGTCGCCCATAGTGAATGACTCAGTAAGGCTGAAGGCACTGCCAGCAGTGGTAACTGAGTATGAACCTTGAGTTTGTGTTGCAGCGGCGGTTGCTGCGTTGTCACCAGATGCTTTGGTGAGTCCACCCATAGTACCAGCGGTAATATTGTTACCGCTTACACTGTAGGTTGAACCAATTCTTGAAGCCTGAGTCGCTGCCCCATCCACACTGAGTTGTGTACTCGTAGTCAATCTGTGAATCAAGTCGGCTCTTGCTGCCATGGGAGCCGCCATCAAAAGCATAATTATAGGTAAAAATCTTTTCATGTTGATTTCCCACTATTTTCTAGCCGTATTTATACTTAATTAATTTTGATAAAAAGTTATTTGATATGTATTAAGGTCTATAATAGCACGAGCCACCCTTTGTCCTGTGCCTTCTCTGTCAACTGATGTTACAACTGTTGGTTGTGATTCTTTATAGTCCATGAAAGACTGAGCATACCCTACATTAACAAATCCATATCCAGGCACGTTAGGTGTATCTCTTTCTAGTGACATAGTTCCACCTTGATAGGCAGAACCTCTTACCACCACTGGATTAGTTCCTACTTCTGCGTACCACATTCCTCTTAAATCTAGTTCGATAACATTATCTGTGAGTCCGCCTGGGACACTCTTGATTGCATTTACATCAATGTATATACCTTCATATCCCTCAGTATCATTGACGTTATCTCCACCCCATTTCATATATGTGATTGATCCACCACCATCCACAATCTGAGGTAGTTTGTCAGTTCCCACTACTTGTCCAGCTAATTGAGTAGGACGAATGAACTCTGCTCTGAGGTCAAAGTCCTTACCATCAGTCCAGTGCCAGTAGAACTGTAATAAGTTTGCAAAAAATATTGGAGGATCAAACTGAGCTCCTCTTGACTTTCCAATTCCAAATGCTAATGGCATGATATTAACTAGGGATAACGAAGGTTCCTTTCATACTGGCGTGTGATGGCACAGTACATTGATACTCATAACTTGCTGGTGCATCATGTGGTATTGTAAATATCTGTACTCCTGTCTGAGATCCACTAACATATGTTCCTACACCTGTGGTTGTTCCTGTGTATTGAATACGGAATGGATGTGTGCCACCAGTGGAGTTCTCGAACATATATGTGAAACCTCTCATTAGATAAAGAGTTGGATTTCCAACAGAGTTTCTTTGACCAGGCCCTGCCATACTATATGAAGAAGAACCGTTTGCAGTTATATAGTATCTAGTGCAGAATCCTCTACTGGTTCCAGAACCGTCTATCAAGTCGGTAACAAAACTACCAGCAGTTACGATACCTACAACATCTACAGTATCAAAAGTGCTGTTTGCTGGTACAGATCCACCAGAGGCAACGAAGTTAAGTTTACCACCAGTGTCATCATAACTTACTGTGATGTTAGTTTCAGTATTACCAGAAACCATACCACCTACAATATCTTGAACTTCCTCTGTAGTTAGTTGTGTGTTTGCAGCGGTGACTGTAACCACACCAGCTGATGCTGGAGAAACAGATAAGGCATCGCCAAAGTTAATTGTTCCAGCAGTTCCAATAAGAGAGTTGGTGTCTTTAATTACGATACCCGATCCAGAACCAGTGACTCCTGTAAGTCCTGATCCATCACCTACAAATCCAGATGCGGTAACAATTCCTGTGACTGTGGTGTTAGTCTGGATTGCAACTTGACCAGCTTTTAAATTTAGGTCGCCGTTACTCTCTATAGTTGGGTCGCCACTTGCTCCAACTATATTAAGATCCTTTACACCAAACGATTTTTCTGCCATTGCGCTAGTCTTTTTTAGTATTTATTAGGAGAACTTTATCTCAACTCCACCACTGAATTTTAAGTTGGGTGAGTTTGTGATTCTGATCTCAGGTTTTTTAGGTTCAGAAGGTGAACCAGTAGGGGCATCCCATATCACAACAGGGCCTTGACCATACATGTGGACGGAGTACATGTCTTCCCATGCCTGTGTTGTTGATGTGAATCCTGTTATGTTATCACCGTAGTAAAATCTGTCAGGAGATTGCCTACCACAGTTATTATTCAACCAATTTTTCACATCTCTCCAAGTCCAATCTCTATTATATTGTAGTTTAGTGGTGATCCATCCAGCACAGGTAGGACATGCAGAACTAGTGCCACTAAAATCAACATCATAAGGAACAAATCCTAGTCCAGTATATGTTTCTGGGTGAGGATATGTTAAGTCTGAATCTCTACCATCACATGTAAGTGTGTCATCAGCAGCACCGTAACAGTCAATGCCTGTTCCCATGTCACTATAAGAAACCTTTTTTTCCTTATAGTCTGTTTGATTACCACCTAGTCCACCACTGATATACTGGTCATCTAATGCACCAATATTGATGCAAGCATACTCAGTTCCAGCAGTCGATAATCCAGATGTGGTCTTACCTAATGACTGTGGCCATCCTCTTCTATTGATAGTATTATAACATTGTAAACCAAACTCAAAATGAGTTGAATTTTCTAAAGGAGAATCATTGCCCTGAGCAGATGTGGACCAATAGTTATTGAAGTCAAGATCGCCAGGAGTTGTTTGAGTCTGATTACTGTTACCAGCGGCAGCAATGAATATGACTCCCGCTTCAGCTAACTCATCACCAGCAGCGGTGACGGAACTGTCTATCATCTCACCTTTACATCTACTACCATCACCATATGCACCTAGTAGATCAAAGAAAGCTGGTTCATCACCACTACTATATGCAGTGCCAGGCACTAATCCATCTATAGATGCTGGTCTATACCAGTAGAATCCACCACTATGAATACTACTTGACCTGTATCCCCAACTATTACTTGATGTTGTTGGGTTCTTAGTGTCATTTTCTTTACCAGTTATTGCAGAGTGTCTATCATAATTTGGTTTATACAAGTGGAAGATTTTTTGAATATCAAATTGACTACCATTGATTCCAGCATTAGATCCACCGATACCATTGATCACCCATTTGTTACAGTTGTATGCAGAACCATAGTTTTTACCAAATACCTGACCAGCACATTGAGTTCCGTGATCAGAATTATTTTGTGGTTTTACAGTGTCAGTGCCATTGCAATTTTCTCTTGTATATGAAGCACTGAAACCACTGGTAGTTCCTATAGTAGAGAATCCTACTGATCTCTGACTGGAATTAGACCACCATGCTCTTGCAACAGATTCTACTGGAACTGTTGTACCATCCCAACGTTGAGTCAATCTATTGTCTGGATCTGCATTGAACCAGTCTGGATCAATATAGTATGGACCATCAAGAAGAACATCTAGAACACCACATGTGCCTGGTGTTGTAGATATACCACTCCATGTCAATGCGTTTCCTGTTGACCATCCTACAGGATCATCGTCAGTATGTACAAATTCTGGGTGTGCAATCCAGAAACCATCATCAGATACGATTGCATCTACGCCAGTTCCATCACCTAATTGTTTTGGTTCAGTCTCTATGATTATATGATCAGATCCAGTAAGTCCAGTAGATGTTGCATCCCAAGGATTTTCTTTTTGCGTATGTCTTAGTATTTGATATCCAGTTCTGTTCTTATCTGTTGAACCAATACCAGCTTGAGATGTAGGTGGTCTGGATGGTGCTTGATTCCATGCTCTGTAGTTGGATACTGTCTTATCAAATCTACCGAACCTCCTTACACCAGCGACAATATCTTTTGGATCTGGAGAATAGTTGCCTGGATATACGTCATAGTCAATACATACCCACTGCACCTTCTCATGTTTTCTTAGATCCTCTGCTTCCGCATCAGTCAACATGTAAGTTGCTCTGGTATCACTGTGTTCCTTCTTGTCGGGACACACTATAGATGGATCAGGTATATTATCCTCCAGTGAACCATCCTTTTCTAGTTCTTCGTGAATGAATACCCAATCTTCTTTGGTATAACATTTGATGGAGTATGCTTTCTTTTCGTTAGGATCAGTTGGTTTGACAGCCAACCCTGTCCTATCAAGCGTGTTAGTACTAGTGTGAATCATAGTCCTTGAATTAAGGTCTTAACGAATCTATATGTTGTTAGTCCAGATATTCCAGCCTCAGGTGTAAACTTGACTAACACGTTGGTGCTACTTACTGTTGCAGCGATGGATACCTGTTGTTCTGGAGAGAACATGATAGCATATTCTTGTGAGTATGCTGTAACTCCATCGTGCATTACGAGAACTTTCTGTGATTGTCTGTATGTTCCTATACCAATCATAAATGTGTACTCTGCACTTGAGTAACTAGCGATTGGGAATGAATCTATTTGTTGTTCAACGCCAGCAGATGCAGTGAATGTTCCGAATCCAGTAGTAGAGACTCCTCCACCACCACCTGTTGCAGAGATTGTAATAGTTGCACCAGCACCAGATGCCGTTGCAGTGACACCACTTCCAACAAAGTTGATGGATGTTATGTTAGATCCAACATCAGATCCCTCTTCTTTAATTGAAAGACTACCACCACCTGTAGGTGCGGCTGGAACCCATGATGATCCATTCCATGTTAGTACATTATTGAGACTTGGGCCTGCACTGGAAACATTAGATAGATCACCTAAGTTTGAACTATTGATATTTGTGAGATATCCAGCACTTGCATGGTTGCCCCAACCGTATGCAGTCTCATACTGTGTGATATCAAGTGCAGTTATATTTGCTGCAGGGCCTGTAAATGGCACTGCTCCTGCCAAGTTAACAGTTGCAACCCCACCACTATGCGTTACTGTACATGCGGCACCAATGAAGTTAACTGTTTGTGCAGTACCAACGGTAGATCCTTCCTCTTGATATACCATACCAGAGATAC